TCTATAAATAAACTACGCAGTTTATCAAGGAGAACTCATGGACCAACAGCTTAAAGACGCTTTGGATTTTGCCAACTACCAACAGACTTTTTCTATTCAAAAAAAAGTTCTTAAAGAACGAATGGCAGCTAAATTAACCTACGGATTCAACGGCGGCCTGTTTCGAATCGACAGAACCCTTTTAACTTTTGTAGACATGCTATGTGCCAAAGACAGAATATCCGGAGTGATTCTGTTAGATGCCAACGAAACCCCTGTGCTAGTAGATGACCTCAACGAATTTTCTGATGAGATTTTTCGAAGGTATTTTGAAGTCACTAATGAATATTTTGAACAACATCAAAAGATTAAAAAAAGTAGATCTGTGGAAAAACTAATATCGCAATGACACAGGGAATACTACTCTTCGCACACAACAATCGCACAGTTGATTACGCACTAATGGCTGTGATAGCTGGAGGATTGGCTAAGAAAAATTTACAGGTTCCAGTTTCGTTGATTACCGATGCATCTACCATTGCATGGATGAAGGAATCAAATATTTTTAGTCAGGCCGATATCATGTTTGATCACATCATCACAGTTGAAAGACCCACTACTGATAATCAAAGACGCCTGCATGACGGTCAAGCTGGCCAGATGATTCCGTTTATAAACACCAACAGAAGCACAGCATATGATCTTACTCCCTACGATAGAACATTGTTAATAGACAGTGATTTTTTTATCTTGTCAAACAGTCTTGGAGAATATTGGAATGTTGATGCAGATGTTATGCTAGGAAATGCCATCAACGATATCTATAATGATACACGCACAGGATATCTAGATCGTCATGTGAGCGATACCGGCGTTAAAATGTATTGGGCCACTACAGTGATGTTTTCTAAGAATGCAAATGCTAAATTATTTTTTGACACAGTAAATTACATCAAAGAAAATTACTCTCAATTTGCTGATGTATTTAGATTTGACTCTCGACAATTTAGAAATGACATTGCCTTTAGTGTGGCTAAACACATATTAGATGGCTATCAACAGACCAATATAGGATCCTTGCCTCCGGTATTATCGGCCTTGGACAAAGATATACTGCACGGTGTTAATGGTAACACGCTGACGTTTCTTGTAGATCATAAATTCACCAACTCATACTGTGCCGCCTCTATATCTAACGTAGACATACACATCATGAACAAGCAAAGCGTGATTAGAAACAAACAGGCATTATTGGAGTTAATATGAACTTTGGATATCTGTTAGTTGTTGCAGAACATGATTCTATCAATTATCTACAGTTGGCCTACGGCCTGGCGTTGAGTATAAAAAACACACAGCGAGAAGGCTATGATCGAGTAGCGATCGTGATAGATGATAAAACAAAAATAGAAAAACTTACCAGCCCGTGGGTATTTGATCATGTGATAGAATGGAGCCAAGAAACATTTTGGGATGGTCGATCTTGGATGGATCAGCTCACTCCTTTTGATCACACTGTCTGCCTAGATGCTGATATGATCTTTTTACAAGATCACAGTCATTGGATTGATTACTTTGTTGATAACTGCGAATTATATGTTGCAAATCGAGTGATTACTTATAGAGGTGATACTGTTATCGATCGCACTTATAGAAAAGCCTTTGATAAAAATAATCTTCCAGATTTATACTCTATGTGGACTTTTTTTAGCAAGGACTCACAAATGGCTAGAGAATTTTTTGATCTAGGCAGGAGTATAATTAAAAATCCTATAGAATTTTCAAACATGTTCCTGCATCAGTACAAGCCAAAAGTTCTAGGCACTGATGAAGCGTTTGCACTATCTTCAGATATCCTAGGCATTACAGATCAGATAGCGTATGAATTAGAATTTCCTAGAATAGTACACATGAAACCCATGTTACAGAATTGGCCATGGCCTGCAGATACATGGAGTGATCATGTGGGTTTTTATCTCAACAAGAAAGGTCAACTAAAAATAGGAAATTACCAACAGTACGACATAGTTCACTATGTGGAAAAAGATAAAATAAACAAGGAAATGATAAACAATCTAGAGGAAGTAGCATGGAAACTGTAGAAGATTTTGACAAATGGTTATCTGAATACAAGCCAGCGCCGGTGAAATATGTAGTTGTGTATGATCAACTTACAGGTGCTGTAACAAGTGTAGGACCTGACTATTCTTTTCCGGATGAAGAACACATGGTTGATATAGACAGTGAAACAGCACTAGCGATTATCACAGCAGAAATACAGATACATCATTGTCAGATAGATATCCATTCAGGTAATTTAGAAATAGCTGAGATCAAGACTTTAAATAAATTAGATGATGTGTTGCACAGAATACCCCTGATACAGTATACCGACATAGTTAAACCTGACATATATCTCACCTACACTGCAAAGAATCAAACATTAAAAGTACAACTATCGACTGAATTTAGTGGAACCAAAAAATACAAAGACGCAAACAAACAGAGAAAATTTGTCTGGGACGGCAGCACAGTTATGGACTTTTTGATCACAGAATACAATGATCCTAACTTGATTTACAAGATGTTTTCTGTTAAAATAAATGATCTAGTAGGTAAAACAGTCACAATTAAAAATGTATCATACGATAACTTTAGTGTTTACACTAGACGATTGTTCAAGAATTATGTTATAGAATACAAATGAAAACAGTGGAATTTGATGTTATCTTTCTAAGTTATGATGAGCCGAACGCAGATTTGCATTATGCTGACCTGTGTAATAAAGTACCTTGGGCCAAGCGTGTGCATGGTGTAAAAGGCAGCGATCATGCACATAAGGCCGCAGCAGAACTAAGTGAAACAGAATGGTTCATTACCGTCGATGCTGATAACATTGTGGATCCTGCATTTTTTAATCTTGAATTAGACATGACTGATCCTAAAATACAAGTCTACGGGTGGTGTGGACGTAACACCATCAACGGATTACGTTACGGTAACGGCGGATTAAAAATCTGGCGCAAGGATTTTGTTCTCAACATGAAGACACATGAAAATTCCAACAGTGATCGCGGACAGGTAGACTTTTGTTGGGAAGAGGGATATAAAAACTTTCCTCGAGTCTACAGTGAAAGTATTATCACAGGTAGCCCGTTTCAAGCATGGAGAGCAGGATTCCGAGAAGGCGTTAAAATGACCTTGCTTGATGGAGTAAAGGTTCCTCCGCAAGAAATTAAACAACGTATTTGGTGGCACAATATTCATAGATTACGTATGTGGTCCACCGTTGGCGCACACGAGGAACACGGCCTTTATGCTGTTCACGGTGCAAGATTGGGAACATGGTTGGCAAATTGTACACAATGGAATTATGTAGAAGTTAGAGACTTTGAAATCCTCGGTGGCATATGGAATCAGTATGGTCGGCCTTTCGAAGAAGTAGGCGGCACTGGTCTAGTAGAAGAAATAATATCTCTTGGATATAAAATTAAACTTAATTTAGGTCTTGATTGGCCGTTCCTTGATGCAGAACAAAGTAGGTACACATTAGAGCTCTATGATGAAACTATTAATCTGGGACTAACATATTACCGGATGCCTGCGGATGTATGATATTTTTCTAGTAGGTAAAGGTAAAATTAATGAGGATGTTTGGACAATGTTTAAGCATCAAGTTCCTAACGCACAAAAACTAGAAAATGTAAAATCTTTTGAAGAAGTAAAATCTAAGTCGTTTACTAAATTCTTTTGGGTGGTATGGGATTATTTGTCAGTCACAGATTTTAACTTTGACTATCGTGTGCTCAAGTGGGATGAAGAATATATTCATGTGTTTAAAAATGGTAACTATTTTGATGGCATTTGTATCTTTCCCAAAGCGGCACGTATTCTGCAACGCGAATGGGATTACAGATTTTTCACAAAGAAAAAAGAAATAGATATTGTTGCAAGTGTGTCTCGTCCTTTCGATATTGCTTTTATTTCTTATTACGAACCATTTGCAGAAGAAAATTATCGCAGGTTAAATTATCCAGCCCATAATATCTACAGGGTCGACGGTGTAAAAGGGATTCATCAAGCTCACATCGAAGCAGCAAAAATGTGTGAAACAGATATGTTCTATGTAGTAGACGCTGATGCAATTATAGAATCGGATTTTGATTTTAATTATCAAATTCCTTATTATGATTTTAATGCCAAGTCCACAGTGCATGTGTGGAAAAGCCGTAATCCTGTCAATGGACTAGAATATGGCAACGGAGGTGTTAAGTTATTGCCGAGACAAATGACCATAGATATGGATCTAAGCAAGCCAGACATGACCACAAGTATCAGCAAATGGTTTAAACCAATGTCCGATATTTCGAATATAAACGGATTTAATACAGATCCTTTTAACACATGGAAAAGCTCGTTTAGAGAGTGTTGTAAACTAGCTAGCCGAGTTATCGATCGTCAGCAAGAGGAAGAAACCAAACAAAGACTGCGAGTATGGTGCGATGAGTCTATAGATAACTATGCCATCGACGGTGCAATCAGTGGACGAGAATATGGTATCGAACATAAAACAAATTTAGAAGCTCTTAAAAAGATCAACGATTTTGAATGGCTCAAGGAACAATTCGATGGACGATATAGCAAGAATTAAAAAATTTATTCCGATAATGAATGAAATTGCGCCCACATTTTGTATGGCCAAGTGGCATCATACCACGATTTATTTAGGCACAGGAGAAACACATAGTTGTTACCATCCAGCACCTCATACTATCCCCTTAGATGAAATCATTATAGATCCTAGTGCATTACATAACACAGCACAAAAGAAAATGGAACGTCTTGAAATGCTCAACGGCGGAAAACCTAGTGGATGCAATTATTGCTGGAACATCGAGGCCATGGGCGAGGATTATGTTAGTGATCGCAAAGAACGTAATTCAACAATTTATACTGATAAAAGATTTCAACAAATCAAAGACGGCGATTGGGACCAAAATATTAATCCGCAGTACATAGAAATTTCATTCGGCAACGAGTGCAATTTTAAATGTGGATACTGCCATCCTAAACACAGCAGTAGTTATTACAAAGAAATTAAAGATCACGGTCCTTACAATATGGTCAAGAATCATCGCAACGACATTGATTGGTTTAAAATCTACGAAGAAGAAACCAATCCCTATGTGGAAGCATGGTGGCGTTGGTGGCCGGAAGTTCGTAAGACATTGACAATCCTACGTATCACAGGCGGTGAGCCATTGCTGCAATCTAGCACATGGCGTCTATTGGAAGATTTAGAACACAATCCTTTACCTGATCTAGAACTCAATATCAATACAAATTTTGGAGTCAAGCCTATATTAATCGATCGTCTGGTTGAGAAAGTAAACAATCTAGTCAATGGTGGTAAGATCAAGGACTTTAAAATTTTTACCAGCATGGATACGTGGGGAGCACCTGCAGAGTATATTCGCACGGGATTAGATTTAACTGTGTGGGAACGTAATCTAGACACCTACCTAACTAAGACATCGTTGCCCATCACCTTTATGATCACGTTTAATATTCTTACGGTGACTAATTTTCAAAGTTTGTTAGAAAAGATTCTAGAATGGCGTGTTAAGTACAACGGATTTGAGCAAAACAAATGGCAACGTGTGCGTTTTGATACACCATACTTAAAAGAACCTCTGCAGTATGATATGAACATTCTGCCTAAAGATGAGTTCATGCCTTACATGCAAAGTCACCTAGACTTCATTCTAGCCAATCTAGACGATAAAAACCGCAGCAAATTCAACGACTTAGAGTATGCTAAATTTGAAAGAGTTGTGAAATACATGGGATCAGCTATCTATACCCCAGAGAAGCTGAAAGAGGGGCGTAGAGACTTCTTTAATTGGTTTACAGAATATGACCGTAGACGCGGTACAGATTTTGCCAAAACGTTTCCTGAGTTGATAAATTTTATGGATAATTGTAATGAAAAACTCATATAGCATATTTAAAACATTACCGAAACACTTTAACAACGTCTCGATGTTTGAAATATTACGCGGTGCAACAGATGTAGTGTTAACTGATCACAACCTCAAACCTGACTGGATAACGGTGCCGGCCGAATATACTGAATTTCATATAAAAAGAAACAAAGAAACACTTTTAGTTTTTATAGGTGAAAGCTGGGCCTACGGTGAAACGGTACGGGGAATAGCCACTGCAACCCAACAATATAATTTTGAAGCTCAATTGGTATATACCGTAGGATCCAGACTAGCTGTTATGCTCGATTCCGATCTTTATCAATATGCAGTTCCTGGAAATTGTAATTTTTATATGTTTAGTGAATTAGAAAGAATTTTAAAACATACAAGTACAATGAGATACAAGAAAATCTACGTATGTATGCAGATGACAGAACCTAGTAGAGAAAATTCAATTTCTATAAAAATAAAAGAAAAAAATCATACTTTAAAAAATTTATTGCCTCCTTCTGAAAAAATAAGTTTTAATGCATGGTTGGAAAAATATGACGATATATTTTTTGATTGGTACGAACGTATAATTTCTCAATACAATAATTTGGATTGCATCTTATGGAAGAATTTTTGTAGAATAAATTCTAAGAATACCGATAGAACATTTAAAATTATTGATAAAACCTGGATACAATATTCTGCAAATTGTTTAGGCAAACAAATAGCTGCACCGGCATTCTATACAGTTGGCTGGCTTGATAATATTATGAAAGATTATCACACTGTTAGTTTTGATAAGAAAACAATTTTATCTGAAATTGATATTATAGAACAATCAAACGCTTTTATACAGACTAATGTATTACATAGTAATCACCCTAATGAATTTGGTCATCTACTATGGGCTCAATATCTAGCAAGAAAATCCGGATGGAACAATGACCTCTAAAACTTTTTGTATATTGCCGTGGATACATATCTACGCCAATCCGGACGGATCGGTATTACCTTGCAGCGTTGGTGATCATCATATACATTTGGGCAATGTCCAATCTCAACCTATCAACGAAATTTGGAATGGCAAAGAATACAGGACAATGCGAAAGAACATGCTGGCCGGCAAAAAGTGTGCCGAGTGTTCTGCCTGCTATAAAATTGAAGAATCCGGAGTAACGAGTCCTCGACAATCTCATACAGACAAATTTAAAAAATATATTTCATTAGCTGACACCACAAATTCTGATGGGTCTGTTGAAATGAATCTGCGATACTTTGACGTTCGGTGGAGCAATATCTGCAATTTTAAATGTAGAAGCTGTAGCAGTACTTACTCGTCTAGTTGGGCCACAGAAGATAATAGCACTGGCCAAAATAAAAAAGTTTTTATATTTGCTGGTGGCAACAGCAACGATGAGTTGTATAATCAATTTTTACCGTATTTTAAAAATATTGAAGAATTTTATTTTGCAGGAGGAGAACCTCTTCTTACTGACAAACATTATGATATTTTAGAATATTTAATTTCTATCGGCAAGACAGATGTAAAATTACACTATAATACAAATTTAAGCAATTTAAAATACAAAGACAGATCGGTAATCTTGTTATGGAAACATTTTTCAAACGTACAAGTGTACGCCAGTTTAGACAGTTGGGGGGATCGAGCTGAATATATTAGAGAAGGAACAAATTGGAAAATCATTGAAGATAATTTACGATTGATTAAACAACAGATTCCGCATGTACAATTATATACAACAACAGTGGTATCGTCTTTTAATGTTAGTACGCTTCCTGAATTTTTTACCTATATCATAGAATCAAAATTATTTAATATTAACAATCTTAATCCGTCGTTGTATAGCTTACAAACTCCTGAGTTTTATAGTTTTTCTATTTTAAATGATAAATTAAAATCAACTATTATCGATAAACTATCAAAGGCGACTTTTAATCGAGCCGTTAATACTCAAATACAAAATGTGATTTTGTCTTTAAAAAAATCAAAATATGATGAGCAATTATTGCAAGAATTTAGAAAAATAACACTTGAGTATGATACATTACGAAATAGAAATTTTTTAGAAACATTTCCTGAACTAGACAGTGTATTCAATCCAGGCTAAAAATATTAGTTAACAGTTTTTCAAATTTTAATATCTGGCTTTTTCTATGCTGGTTTTCGATAAACACTGCGTAATTATGATTTAACAATTTCTTATTACCGAACCGCCACTCGATCTGCTCTTCTCTCGACATTGTTTTTAGTAGGTTAACAGCAGCCGCGGCGCTTTCTAATAATTTCTTATATCGTATAATATCATCTGGTTCGTCGTCAAAGTCTAAATTGAAATAACTTTCGTACGTTTTAAATCCCAGTAGACTTAGTTTTTTATTAATTCCTTGATGTCCGTATATTAGCATTGGTTGAAAGTTAATAATAGGTTTTAAGAATTTTTCTGAAAAGAACAGTGTTGTATTATTAGAATTGTCTGCTAGAGTCTCGTTGACAATACTAAATGCTGTTTTAGAATGCAATTCAGGCAATGCATTAAAAGGGTCATTGACATTAAACCGATTTTTATCAGCAATCAACGGAAGACTACTTTTAAAACTTTCAAATTGAAGATCAGTTACTTCCATTTTTTTAAGATCGTTCTCATTAATTGTATAATTAAATACGTCTTGACTAATAATACTATGCTCGACTAACGGTGAATTAAACAGCATACAATGTGCAAATACTCGATGTGATCGATTTCTTCTAGACAAACTAAGTATAATTTTTTTGTAATTTTTACAGCAGTTGGATCTAGCTTTCTCCAGACTGTTAATCAGAGTATTCTGCCAGTCGTGAAAGTTGTCTAATATAAAAATTGGAATAATATTAATTTCTGCCGAATTGTCTATAAGATTTCCTGTGAAGTAAAATACCTTTTTAGGATTTATATTATGAATAACACAACTATTATATAATGTTTTTGCAATAGGAATTATATTCGGACTATATCCCTCAAATACAGAATCAAATATTAATACAGTTTTATCATTCCTGAGTTTGACTAACGATTCATTATCGATGTATTGGAACAGATCGACATCCTCGTAGGACTGTACTGGGTAACTTAGCAATAATTTAATATAGGTTATTTTGTGATCGATATCATCAAAACAGCCAGTGAGTAATGTTGTGCCTTTCGGACACCAAAAATATGGATTGGCAGTGATAGTGGCTTTTAACTCTTGCATAGAATATTTATTAATTAAATTTTGAGGTAAAAAAATATCTATAAATATGTTTTTAAGGAAATACCGCATGGGAAAGCCGCACCTAGTATTAAATTGGACATTTGATGTTCCGAATAATATTCTATCATGCAAAATTAGCGACGATCTTGAATATTTTGCTTACGAAGGTGGCACACTTCCATTCACTAAAATTCACAAAGGCATAACTAGTACGGTATCTGTTGAAGACTGGCTATCAACTGAACGGCAGTGGATTAGTGATCAGTATGGGGATCTGGTTGGGTATTTTCAATTTGACGAAAACAGAGTCATCACTCATCCTATTTACAATAGACCAGATCGATGCCCAAATGGACTAGGTCCAGATGGTCGATATCTTGATCATATACAACGTATGCAGATTGTTATGGAAGGCGAGGACATGTCGGTTATATGGGGCGGCGGCAAAAAACCATTATTCTTAACCCCAGATCAAGGAAAGACTATCTATAAACGTGTTCCTACTAGAGACGTAAACTATCCAGAAGTGCAAACTAATCTCAACTCCTGGTGGAGCGAATGGCCACAAGCCTGTGCTATGCAACCTCGTACAGCTGGCCCACGGTTAAGCAATTATCTAGAGTTAGCTGAAGCAGGTGCACCTGCTAGTATTATTAATAAGTGTAAGGAAGCAAACTGGCCCGCGCCATTGCATCCCGAACTGCAACAATGGTACATTTATCCAACTGCCTGATATGGATTTTAAAAAGTATAAGAGATTTTTTGCATTTGGATGCAGCTTTACTCAATATTATTGGCCTACGTGGGCCGATATAGTGTCTAAAGAATTTGAAGAATCATACAACTATGGCCGAACCGGAGCAGGTAATTTCTTCATATATCAATCGTTGATGGAAGCCATCTTAAAACACAAACTCAACAAAGACGATCTAGTTATGATCATGTTTTCTAATGTAACTAGAGAAGATAGATTTGTTAAAAAAGACGGGTGGATTACTCCCGGCAATTTATATTTTCAAAACGAATATGATGAAAAATTTTTACAAAAATACCTATGTGATCACGGATACTTAATGAGAGATTTAAATTTAGTATCTGGTTGTAAATTTTCTCTTGACAGCATAGGCTGCGATTATAAGCTCATGTCCATGGTACCATTTGATAGCAAACAAAGCGATGGAGGAAAAATGTCCAATGTTGATTATTTGCTAGAATTTTACAACGACATATTAACAACACTTGAACCAAATGTACTAGACACGGTGTTTGATGGAGATTGGAATACTCGTAGTCCTAGACCAGCATATCGAGTTCATTGGCAGAAAGAAATCTATATTGATAATCATCCAACACCCAACGAACACTTGGAATACTTACAACAAATAATTCCTAATATAGAATTTAGTAAGAAAACATTAGAATTTGTTGCAGAATCTAATCAGCAAGTATTGTCCAAAGATTTTTCAATGGCAACTTTTAAAAAACAGAGTACACACCGATTGGGCATAGATTATGAGTAATACTTTACAAATTTTAGACATAAAGTCTATAACAGTAGATACAAGTTTATTTAATGTTACGGCTATTAATCGAGGCAGCGACCCGTATTGGGTTGAATTTATAGAACCTCATTTTAAAGAAATTAACGTAGATATTAAAATTCTGCCATTAGATAAAATTAATAAAGACAAGAAATGGTTTATAAATGTTGATATAAACGGGTGGAATTGGCCATCGTATCAAACAGATATATTTGAATCGTTTGGTCTAGAAATACTAAATGAATTAAATCACGGTAATGCATACGTAATACTAAACCATCAGTGCGAATCTTTTACAGATTCATTTTTTAACACGCTGTACCAAAAGTTAGCAAACTTTCCTAGTATTCCGTACAATAAAATTATCTATATGGTAGCAGCAGCTGATGCATCTAGGGAATATAAAAACTTTGTAAAAGAACGAGGTATTCCATCGAATCAAGAAATTGTCATTATGTATGTTCACCATGTGTATAAACGATTCAATCACGAAAACACCTTGGGCTTTTTTAATTACGACAGATCAGTTAAAAAAGAAAAAAAGTTTTTATCTCTTAATCGAAGATGGCACGATCATCGGTTGCTCTTAGTATGCAGTTTGGCGTATAATAACTTAATAGAGCACGGCTACGTAAGTCTCGGAGTCTCTCCTGAAGAAGTAACCCAAGCACAACAAACTATAAACAAGCTACATAGACACTATGAATCAGAGTACATTGAAGCGGGATTTGATAAAATAAAAAATAACTTGCCATTACAAGTTGATATGGTCGACTTAAGAATTAATCAATTTCAAACAACTTCTCTGCCGATAGAATTTTATCAGAAAAGCTGCTTTAGTCTAGTATCGAGTACGTTTGCATTACAGAATAGAGAAAAATCTGTAGGGTTTACAGAAAAAGAAATTAAGCCAATACTAGCCCGCCATCCGTTTATTATACATAATCTTTCAGGAGTATTGGCACATCTCAGGAGTATGGGATTTTTAACTTTTGAAAGATGGTTTGATGAAAGCTACGATGAAGAAATAGACGACAACAAACGTCTGATTAAAATCACAGAAGAAGTAAAACGACTAAGTGAATTATCTTTCGAACAGTGGGATACAATGATAGAAGAAATGACACCAGTTCTCGAACACAATTATAATAGACTGGTTAACTATACAACTGAGCATTGTTATTTCAACAGCGATTTAAAGAAATTATTATATTATGTCTCCTAACCTTATTAGCCTAGTTCAGCCTAACTTTCAACAAGGCCCAAAGGAATTCAACGCTCACTATCTTCCGTATAGTGTAGGAGTTCTATGGGCGTATGTTAATCAGTTTGATTCAATCAAAGCTAGCTATCAATTAGAAGATTTGATCTGGCGCAGAGATAATATTGAAGATACTGCAATTAAATTATCTAAATGTGGCATTGTTGGATTCAGTACATATGTATGGAATAAAAATTATAATTATTCTCTTGCACGTAGAGTCAAAGAAATAAATCCAGATTGTTTGATATTCTTTGGCGGCCCAGAAATGCCTATAACTAAAAAAGATATATTTAAAAAATTATCTTTCATCGACGTTGTTATTAAATCTGAAGGCGAAATAATACTAAGACAACTACTAGATGCTATATCTAACAACATGCCCTGGGACGATATAAAAGGATTGTTAATTAATAGAGATGAAGTAGCAGTAGATACCGGAAACGGCGACCGTATTGGTAATCTAGAAGATTTGCCCAGTCCGTATCTCACAGGTGTATTTGATAAGATCATGTCCGAAGTTACCGACGTTGAATGGAACGCAACTGTAGAAACTAATCGAGGATGTCCGTATGCTTGTACATTTTGTGACTGGGGCAGCTTAACCTAT